CAACTAAAGATGAGGCCTTGTTCTTATGGAACAAGGCCTCATCTTTTTATTAATTATTATAAGGATTAAAAATATGTCTAAAAAACGACCCGATGGCCGCTACCAAGTATCGAAAATGATAAATGGTAAGCGTAAATACTTTTATGGCAACACAAAGAAAGCTGCTACGGAAGCTATGGAGAAATATGTAAATGCTAATCAATCATGTGCCAATTTCGATGACACTATCTCATTAAATACCTGGATTAATATATGGCTACAATTAAAAGAAAAGAGTATAACACCAGCTACCTATCAAAGTTATACAGGCATCATAAATCGTTATATTCGAGAAAAAATTGGCGGTGTAAAGCTAGCTGAGATTAAACCAAATACATTACGCTATGTATTTGAATCTATGGATGGCTTATCCTCTCGAACCATATCATATACCATGACAATACTGAGCTCGATATTAGAACAAGCTGTAAAGGATGATATCATCCCCAAAAATTACATGCGTAACCTAGATAGGCCAAAGCAGGTTAAAGTTCGTCATATGGTAACGCTAACTGCAGATGAAGTTAAGGTTTTCTTATCTAATATATCTAATTCTGAACATCATGCATTATTTAAATTAGCATTTGCAACTGGTATGCGGCGATCTGAATTGTTAGGCCTAAGATGGTCTGATATCGACTTTAAGAAATTAACTATATCAATTTCGCAAACAGCACTCAAAATAGGATCAACTGCAGTTATATCAAATACGACTAAAACTACATCATCTAAAAGGATAATAGCCATTGATATGGATACACTCCAGGAACTTGCAAAGCATAAAACAGTCATCGATAAGCGCAGGATCAAGACGATGAATTGGATTAATAATAATTTAGTATTTCCTGGCATTAAAGGTGCTCCTCGCTGCCCTGATGAAGTTAGTAAGTTATGTAAGAAATACGCCAATTTAATCGGCAAGCCAACTTTTACTATGCACGGTACAAGACATACCCACGCCACACTTCTCATTGAAAATGGAGCAAATATGAAAGCCATACAAGAGCGCCTAGGCCATGCTTCGTTTCAAGAAACAATGGATACCTACTCACACGTCACTCCTAAAATGGAGGATGACCTTGTGGAACGCCTCTCTAAAATATTCTGATGTCAAAATGATGTCAAACCCCATAAGACTTTATGATGTCAAACAAAAATAAGGGCTTACAGAATTACCTGTAAGCCCTTATTTTATTAGCTTGGTGCGGATTGAGGGTTATTTCTCTCCATATATTGTAATTACTATATATTTTATATCCATTCTTACAAAAAGGGGCAAAAAAGGGGCATTCCAATTTTAAATCTAAAATTATATCTATATTTAAACTGAACTATTAATTTGATATCTCTTTTTTGTCTTCTTCTGTTGGTTCAATAAAATTCATAAACGGAATATTATATGCTGGGAATGGTGTCATAGAAGTTAATAATGAAATAATTGGCCTTGCATAACTTAATAGATGAGCTGGAGCGTTGATTTTTAATAACTTATCAATCGTACTCTCCTTTAATGATTCATCCCATGTAAATTTTGCAAGCATTTCTATACACGCTACAAATGGATACTTATCATTTTCTTCTCCCACTGTAACTCGTAATTGTACAAATACGCTATTTCCATCTTTTTCACTATATCCAACTTCATGATCTATAGGCATTTCTATTTCATTTAATGAATCAGGTTTATTACTAGCTATAAACGCATCATTAATTGCAATATAATTCGATTTTAATATTGGTGTTGAAAATTGTAATTTACTCTTTCTCATAATTAAACCCTTATATCAAGATGCTTTTTTCAACATCCCTTGTATGTTTTTAGGTACTTTGTAATGACTTAATTTATAGGAAATCTCATCCGGCATCTTCGTTTGCTTGACTGTCATTTTACTGCTAGTTAGGAACTTTATAAAATTATTGAAATATACGTTTTTATCATCAACAATCTTATAATCATTACTTACCGACTTTGCCAATATATCAGTACTAGTTTTTAGAATATCATTCTCTTTAATATCTAATACTTCTTTAAATATTCTTGTCAACTCTTCAGCGCTTAATGCGTTTAACTTTTCTATGAATCTGTCTTGGTACGCTTTCATATTCACGTCTATCCACCTCGCTTAATGAGTCATATTCTATACATGTATCATCTTTAACGCAAACCTGTATATGAATTGGACTAGATTTAAATGAAGGAATCTTTTTTTTCTTAGGAATATTAAATGGACATAAAACCAAATCATACGCATTTATTTTATACATAATATCTAAAATATAGCCTTCACTACATTCATTTAATCCATTAACTAAACTTGGAAAATTATCGACAACGTATTTATATAAATCTCCATTTTGCTGTTTGAGTTCATGGCAGACCTTGTAAAACAATTTTTCTATTATATTCCTATGTTTAGTGATAGCCATATCAAAATATATACTAGTTTTGATATTTGCGCTTAATACACTAACTATTCTATTATCTTCCCTATCTCTAAATTTTGCAAAGAAATATGCTTGTAAAACATCATCTTTAAAAAAATAAATTCCCTTCCCAAGCCACTCTGAACTTTTATGTGATGGTCTAAATTTTTTCTCTTGGCATATTTTTTTTGCACAATTGCTCTTAGTCCCATGATATCCTATAAACTGAATAGAATTCATCATATGAGATCCCCATTAATATAACACATATACATTTAAAACTTTTGTTTATCTATTATACCACAAATATATTATTTTGCTAATGTTTTATGCTTTAAGCAAAAAAGTAAAGGGATTATCAAAGCAGAATATATCTACAATGATATCCCCTTCTTAATGCTAAATACAAATTAGGTTGAGCAACTATTTCAGGTTTAAGTGGATTTTAAAGCGCTCACATTTATATTTCTCGGATAGAATAGTGGAGTCTAAAGAATTTGATAAGCTTTAAAACGTTGACTCGATTATACTTTGACGGAGCAGGAATTATTAATGTTTTATCACTATTAACATATACCGCCTTTATATTGTCTGTCCAAATAAAATCAGGAAAATGCTCAACCAATCTAAGGTCCTCCCATGTTTCCCTACCAACAAGAAGTATGCCTTTCCCTAGCCTCTGTTGCATGGAGCATATTATATCCCATGCAGCAGCGTAGTTATCTACAATTACTGCGTCCCTCATAAAATGTGGGTCTTTGTTAAATACTTTCAGCATTACTCCCACCTCCTATTATTACCCTAATTACACCATATTTTTACCTTATCTGCAATTACTACTTATAAACAAAAAAAAGACCTTACCAGGACATATTCCCAGTAAGGTCTTTTGTGTATTTACCATTAATCCACACGTCCGCCCTCGTATGGTAGGGAGATGCTTGGATCACCTCTCAGTCATCGATGAATTACTACTCCGATTGTCGCACCCGCTCCCAGTATTTGGGATAGGTTGCGTTGCATTCGTAGTCGCTTGATTGTTTTCTTGTCGTTCTCTATTTTGTTCTTCAATTCGTCTATAGAGCTCGACATTTCGTTCAAGGTAACTTCTTGCTTCACTAAGTCCGCTTTGGCTTTGTCCAATTCGGTCGTTAATTTGTCGATTGTATTGTGTGCTTCGTTCAATTCTTCCTTTTGCTTCACGGCTATAGTCTGCGCTTCTGTCAATGGAACGCTGGATGCGTTTATTAAGTTCAATGCTTTCTCGTTGTTGCTTTTCAATTCGTTCCACTGACTCACGGGCACGTTGATAGTCTGTTCCGCTTGGTTGGTAGAAAATGTATCCGATGCAAAGGCAGATGACGAGCCCAATACCACAGACAATAATATAGCGATAAGCAGGGTTATCAAATAGTACTTTGATTTTGTCATACATTATTCCCCTCCTGTTGCGTAATCAGTAATGCCCCTTGCGATAGCACGCACAATAGTATCAAGGTCATTATTAAGTAGTTCTAAATCATCATCATTGTCTATGAATGCCATTTCAACTAACACGGCTGTCGCATCTGTGCCGTTTAATACCCATAAATCGGTACGCTGTTTTACACCACGATCAACCGTATTAATACTACGGATGATTTGCGATTGGATATCGTTCGCTAGACGTTGGCCATTGAAAGACTTGTACAAAGTTTCTGTGCCCCTAGCTTGAGTGTTAAAAGCATTGCAATGCAGAGACACAAATATATCTGCTCCCCATTCGTTAGACGTTTCACACACAAGACCTAAATCATCATTTTGTAAAGTTCTAACTTCACATCCTGCAGTTTCTAAGTAGCGAGCTAACATTTTACCCGCATCACGTGCTACATCACATTCCCGAGTTCCGTAGACAGGATTAACAGCGCCGCTATCTAGGGCAACGTCATGTCCTGGGTTAATAAATACTTTCATCGTTTATCCTCCTTTTCTAATTGGTCTGGGATTCCATTCCCGTTCTCGTCTATCCAAAGCCCTAAGAATCCTACAATAGCCGTCAAGACACTTGGAATAAAGATATGATCAATAATATTGATACCAACGTTAATGAGCTTATTCATGTCATCGCTAACATATCCTCTAACAAATGACATAATATATTCGCTTACTACTAATAAAATAGGCACTAGCATGATTAGTACTAGTGCCCTTGTAGCCAATACTCCTGTTGGGTGAATATTAGCGATTCGGATTGAACTATATATTGTTTTTACTTTATTAATTACTTTCATCTTATCCAAGGCTGTCACCTCCGTCATTCGGGATGGTGATTCCCCTTTTAATTGGGATATTATTAAGTAATTGAATATGCATTAACTCTGTATTTAGTGTTTGCGTTGTGGTTTCCAATGCCTCCAAGCGGTGAAATATAGCATCATCTCGTTCCTCCAACTTCACCAGTTGCCTTAGAATATCTTGATTACTTTCCGTTAATTTGCCGATGCTATTAATAGCATCTGTCATACGATCATCATAATATTCCCTTTGCTTAGATAACTTACGACCAACATGATCATCAAGTTGACGTTTCACCTCTGCTATCGATGTATTTTCTAAGAACCACACCATCGCCCTAAACGAACCCCTAAGGGCGGCCCAGATAACCCCTAACAGGGTTACCCAGAATCCAATATCCGCAAAGTATGCCGGAATGCCTACATCCATCAGAAGTATTCTGATTTCGTCCATTCATGAACTCCTTTCTTATCCTATAAGAAATTAACCTACTTTATTAATTGTGTCTGTAGCAAACACATATTCATATTTAGCGTCTCGTTCCATAGTGATAAGTTCAGAGCCGTTGAATTGGATTTTCTTTGTATTAATTCCTCTAAAATTAAACTTAATAGAGGTCGCCACTCCCGTTTGATTTGGTATCATTGGGTCTTCGGATACAGTAATCACCTGTCCTTGATTAACTTTAATAATAGTATTGTCACCGCAACTTACCAAATCATCAAAGTTGTTACACACTTCCGGGAAGTTACCACCTTTAGCAGGACTGTTAGGCAATTGTGTTAAGTCAAATTCTACAAATTCAACTTTTTTATATTCACTAACTCTTTCTGCTAAAGTTTTAAACATATTTTCTAAATTAAACTTTCCTGTAGATTCTAATGTAGTAGGAATCACCTTGACCCCTTTTTCGTACACCTTACCCTTGCCTACAACAGTAACGCCAACAGTCGAAGTTGTTAACGGAACATCTTTAATGAATGCCCCGAAGGATGGCCCCGTAACCTCGCCTGATGCGTAGCCAGATACACGATATGTTCCTACAATACTACCAAGCATATTGAAGTATTCTAGCTCAACATCCTTAGTGTTAAAAGGTTCATCTAATGGAATTTGCGCAACGCCATTTTCACCAAGACTAATACCTGCAGCAAACCCTCGGCCAAGTAATGCTACTCTGAAGTACGGTGTACCAGATACACTGATATAGGTTTGCCCTTGTGATGGGCGTTTGAAGTTAAATGGTTTAGGCTGCTTTTTAATGACATCACCTAAACCACGAATAAGGCCTTTTAATACTTCATTTGGAGTACTATTCTCACAATACACATTTAGACCTAACAACATTTCATAGGCACCTTCTGCAGATGCATCTTTACCTGGTAAACCAGGGCTACCGTTAGTACCTTTCAAGGAGTTGAGAAAGTCCTCACTAGTTCCTGTATTTCCAGCTTCCAACCAAATTTCATAAGCACTTTTACCATTTTGCCCTTCTAACTTAAATACCGGACTGCCCTGAATTTTCAAATTAATTACTTGTTCCTCTACCATGATAATAATCCCCTTTCATTAATGACGTGCAATATCTTGAATGATATTGACTTCACCAAAACCTAATTTTAAACTGCGTTCTTCGCTGTAAAGAAATGCATCATATTGATGAACACCTTTAGCCTCCACCTTATTAACAGTATCGTTGCCGTTCATACGGAACGTGATACGATTACCTTCTATTACTCCATTAACGGCTAACACCTCTGCGGAATCAGGCTTTCGCCTGATTTTCATGATGGCGGTGTACCCATCATATGGCCCACCATCCTCAATGACGTAGGTCAATCCGTAATCCTGTCCTACGTGTAAATCAAAATCATATTCCTTCATATAAGCATCTCCTTATTACCAGAATGACATAATCGTAATGCCTGCACGGCCCCAACCGCCTTGACGTGCTGATAGTTTGCCGTAATAAAAATAACCCTTTTCGGTTACACCTAAAGCAAATAATGTTGTTGGATTCCCCTTATAATGGGAACTGTTACTTTGACTTATGCTGACACTAAATACAGGTGGACGTTCGCCTGATACACTTGAATACTGCACGACACCATATACTGGACGACCTTGATTGAACGATATGAATCGTCCGCCATTCTCACTAGCTATATCCTCGTTCGCTCCACTAACATTATCTTGCACCAGATCGTTGCCAAACCCATTCATGCCCCAACCAGCTCTCATGTTTAGTGTGATTTTAAAACGCTCTTGCGCTATGCGTTGGATGGCGTCAACTTCATTTTGTCCCATATTTTGCCCAGAGAATGCATAATAATCGTTGTCCATAGCGCCGGAAATCCATCGCAAGAAAATCAGCGTCTTATCCCACGAATATCCGTCAGGTAGTTCAATCTTATCGCCACTGCTGACATCTAGCCGCTTTACATATACGGGTTTCAATTGTTGACCGTTTGCGTATACGCTGTTAGCATCGACACGGGACCCAACAATATTAGCCCCTTTAATATTACCTTGCGCATCTACTTTAAAGGTGCCTGATTCGTTTTCAATTTCTGTACCTACCAATTTACCGCCTCGAAGCGTGCCGCCTATATAAGCAGATAAAGCAGATAAACTATCCACTTTCAATTTATCAGCAGTTATTGAATTCGCCTGTATCATCCTATTTGTGATGATATTTCCATCAATGAGAGTATTACCAGTAATATGAATTAATTTACCATCAATCTTAACGCCACCTTCATAAAGGTTTATTCTTGATAGAATAGCATTCCCATCTAATGCTTTAAGACCTTTTGTAACTTTAAGTTCGATGCCATCATCAAGTTGAGATATTTTTGTTTCTACGTCTTTGCGTAGGTTTTTAACTGTAACACTATACTCTTCAGACACTTTATTAAATTCTGCACTTAACTCATTAACACGTTTATCAAATTCTTTTAGCCCTAAACTTTCTTTATCTAATAACGCTGGATCTATTGTTGCTGAGACAGTAACTAATAATTCATTGGATTCAACTCCCTCACCTATAGCATCAATAAATACTGCTTTTACACGATAAATATCCGCATCACCCGTGTAAGTTATCGTATTTCCTGTAGAATTAAGAATATCTGTCTTTGCAGAACCTACAATATAAAACCGAATACTATTTGCTGTGCTTGGCATATTTGATACTAATAAGGCAAATCCTTTGACCATATTTACAGATGTTACTATTGGTGCTTCTAGCTTTTGGAAATCATAGGATACATTTAACCCTGGCCCATATCCTTTTACCGGATTGTGTCCGTAAATTAATAGGTCTCCTTTTCTATTTTTGAGTTGTATAATCTCTCTAATAGAATTTGATTTTACAATCAATCCTTGTAAATCACCTGTATTACTATTACTTCTGACTTCATAGAAATCAATATAAGTATTTGTGATTGGAGTCCATTCAATTAATACCCCTTCTTTTGTTAATTCAATACTTGCTGAATTAACTTTGTCAGGAACGGCTATACTTCCCTCTGTAATTGTGATTTGAATACTTACCTTTGTAGCAGTTTCAGATTCAATCCCAGACGTATTAATTGCTTTAATCCCAAATGTATATGTCTTGCTTTCTGTTGCAAAGAACGTATAATTTGTGGATCCTATATAATTTACAAGTTCTTTCCCTGTGTCATCATATAAACGGTACCCATATATATCCGGCTCCTGATTAGGCGCCCATTGCAAATGTAGAATACTACTATTTACAACATCCTGTGTGGCTATGAATTGTTTTACCCCTGCAGGTGCTGTTTCCTTGCCAGCAATATATATAGTTTTTTCTATTCCAGGTCCGGCAATTCCTAAATCATTTAAGCATATAATGCGAACCATATAATTTTGTGTTGTAAGTACTGATCTAATGACTGCTGATGTTTCATTGCCACTAAATGTATTTAGTAAAGTATATGTTTCTTCGTTTGTACGCTTGTAATATACCTGTACTTGTTTACATTGATTACTAATTGGTAATACCCAATCGACCTTAATATCACATAGTACAGTTCCATCTTTTAACGTATTTACAATCTTAGTTAGCTTAATATCCTTTACCGATAATTCTTTTTCTACCTTGGCATAATCAATTACAGGATACCGACTATAATCAAGTTCATATACAGCCGCATCATATTCTGTAGCTGTTATTGTTACCTGATTATCTCCATTCTTTGTAATTTTAGTAATCCTAAATGGTTTGACTTCCTTATTTGCTTCACCGAGCATATATGGATTATATCGTTTAGGCAATTCTTGTTGTGAGAATTCACCAATTACAGTAATTGTATCTGTATTTATTTCCTCTGTTACTGCTTGGATTTGCTTTGTAATAATACTGTCATCTTCTAACCTAATCATAATGCTATGATTTTTATTCGGTTTCAATACAACAAATTTATCCAATACGACTGTATTGCCTTCTGCTTTTACAATACGGCCACTAGCATCTCCAAATTGAGGAACCGCATGATTGATACCTATAACATCGCCATATTCACACACCATACCTCCTATATCTGTACCAAATGTAACAGTCTGTAACTGTCGCTCATTTGTGGCCATTAGATACATTCCTTCTCTGTATGCTTGTGAACGCCTTGTTACACCGAACAATGACAATTTAGCAGTATTATCATTCTTCTTTAAATTGTTTGCATAGTTTGGACTGCGCACCATAAATACTGTATTTTTGTAGTCATTATCTGTATCATTGTACGTAATTTCTACTGAACGGGCCCTATCATCCCTAGATGAGTATTCACCTTTAAAGGATGACTTTACTATTTGCCCCTCTCCAAACACCTGTACAATATTACTTGGTCTATCCACCACTATGCCATATTGTGTCCCATGCCTTAATATTGTGGCTCGTCCGGAAGTTGCTGCCTTTTGTGCCGCTTCCCATCGTGTCTGGGTTGTATCCATTACCGCATCAAATCTGAACCTTCGTTCTTTTTCTCCACTAATCATAGATACTTCTTCATCTGCATAAGCCGCCGCACTTTTCCATTCATCCCAATACTGTTTGAAATTGTTAGCCGGTACACCTTCAACTACATATTCTTCAACATTTGTATTGATGTTATACAAACGCTTACAGTTATGTAACATATCATATGCAGCCCATATTGGGTTCTTTGCATCTTTTTCAACATATGTTCCTGTATCCCAATCAAATACATGTACTGTATTTCTAATTTGTCTCCAGTTGACATTTGGAATACCTCCGGATAGTTGGTTAGTTGCCTTAATGCGTAATCCAATTAACACCTTACCTGGTCTACTATATGCGCTATCCATAATAAAGCTTGATAGCGTTGACCATGTCATATAAGCTGTTGCTCTTGTTGTCGTTGGTAACTTAGTACCTACAACCTTAATATCATATTGTCCTGCCTCAGGCATTTCAAATTGATATGATCTACGCACAGCTTGGCTAGTTGCTTTTGTAAGGCTAAACGTAGACTTCTGAACAGTAATGGTTATGGTTCCCTCTTTTTTCATAAAGATTTCTCGTTTCTTTAAGTCAAAGGATATTATGCCATTATCATAATGTTCACCATACCTAGCCTCTTTTTTCTTACCACTTATACTACCAGTTACACTTAGAGTATCTTTATCCTTTTTTGCTACTAATGTCCATACCTCTAACGGTGCTGCATTACCTATGGATTGTACATTTGTAACTATATTTGATAATCTTCCGTTTGATTTAACAATGTGATTACTATCATCGCCGCTAAAATCTTTCCATTCTGCTGTACCCGTTTTCCTATACAGAATTTGAAACTCGGCTGTATTCTTATCATAATCACCTTTATCATTTACCTTGTATAAGCCATTTGGAAATTCAACTGTTACCTCTAACTTCTTAGCTTTCTTAGTATCAGTTGTTCTAATTAACGGTTTATTTTCAGCACACTCAAGACCTATTGTTTGATCTAATACAGTAGTTGGGAAGAATGATATCGGTTCTTGATTGTTTTCACCTAACCTTGTTTCAATCTGAACATCTGTAAAGTTTTCTATAGGTGTTGTTCCGATACGGATATTGCTAATACTATCCACAGGGCCCCATCCGCCACAATACAAGAGATTTAAATATTGAACATTTTTATCTTGGTCATCTGTATTCGTAGTTTCCACATGGCACATTAATAATTGCGGAGTTGGGATGCATTCCCCATATGTTTCTGCAATCACACCACCTTCATATGTTTGTACACTTGGTAATGACCATCCATATGATGTGCTTTGTGAATTTTCTGATGTGCTGCCTATCTGATTTAGCCGGAGCATACTATTTATTAGCTTCCCCCCAACCATAGTGATTGCCCCTGTCATAAGCCCAATTGCTAACTTACTTGCAGTTGCAGGCAACCACTTTGCAGCTAATGCAGGAGCATAAACGGCTAATGCTATCATAGCCACTATACCGATTATGCCCTTTATACTCTTTCCTATATGTGGAGTTACTACAATTTGATTTTCATCTTGTGGAAAACAATTCACAGGGTCCAATACAAGTATTCCATTTAGATACACATCTTTATCTTTTGGATCTAAATAAGAATAGAGTGTACCATCTGTACACTCTACCTTTTTTCGTTCCTTTTTATTCGGTTCAAACGGATTCTTTATTTCAACAATTTCAATCATTATATAATGCCCTTTCTGTTGGAATATAGAAACCTAGTATTCTTGACTTCCATTTACGAACTCTATCAATTACTACACCTGTTTCATGACAATAGGCGTGAATAAAATGACCATCACCAATATAAACGCCACAATGGTTCGCCCATTCATTTTCTGCCAGTCGAATAATCACCAAGCATCCTATTTTAGGCTCTTCTATTTTTTGCCACATCTCATTCAAATCATGTTGCATAGTATCTGATATTACATGTGCCTCTTCCGAAGATATAGAATAGTCATGAATAATATAGCCTTGTCGTTTAAATAATTCCAACGCAAGGCCCCAACAATCTAAGCCTGTTATATCTCGGCCCCCATCTATAAATGGAATGCCTATTAGATCATCATAATTAAACATTGTTTCCATTCATGCCTTCCTCTCCCCCAAATCGTGATGGTATTCTACATGTTTCTAATGTATTATTGCAAGGCTCTTTACCTCCGGCATACCCACATCTAACCGATTTAAATCTATATGGACAATAATGAGCCATATAAATATGAGTTGGAAACTTAACTACTGTTTCCGGTGATGCCCCTAGTATAAATGTTACCCATTCCTCATCGTATTGAGTCGTTGTAACAGTAAATTCAAAGGCTTGTAACGGCTCTGTATTATCTAGCATATTTGCATGTACAACATATATTGTTACTTCCGCATCCGTAAACCCTTTGAATTTTTGTATATACTGTTGCAATGTTCCAGCACAGTTAGATACAGTCCAACTTAACTTAGGTTCTGTTTGCCCATCAATTGTATTGATGTCAAAATTCATAGGATATGCTTGCCACTGTTTACCATCCCATGTAATACTTTCTGTATTTCTAACCAAGCATATTGGCTCTGTTAATTCTGAATGGATCATTTTAACCAATACTAAGAAAGGGGCATCACTTGCTAATTTATTCTTTTCAATAATTGCCGTAGCAGGCCATCTTAGCATTTGTTACACCTCCTCAAACTGTAATGATCCATACCATCCAATTGGATAATCTAATCGGAAACTAAACTTATCTACAAATCTACATCTGTATGTTTTCCCATCCGTATAGTTTTTAAACTCAAACTCCTCGGATGTTCTAACTTTCTTCCAGAATGCTTTTAACTTTTCATAGTTTTCATTGCTAAGTCCTAGCCATGTATATGTCCAGCTTCCAATCACCCTTGTAGTTCTCGGCCGTGTTATTTTATAGTTGGCATCCGTAGTGGATGTGATTGTACTATCTGTTAGTACTTCCGTATAAGTACTTCCGGAATTCGATGCGGCCGGAATAATCGGCTCCGGAATATCTGTAGGAAACACATACATTATCGCCTACCTCCTATTAATTGTTTCAAAATATCTTGGCTTCCATTTCGGTTACTAGCGATTTCTTCAATCACAATATTCACAATTTGTGTTTTTATATCACCATTTGATGTCTCTTCCGTAACCGTAACCTTGCTATTGGTGTAATTATTTACATTCACCATAACCGGTCCTCCGCCTATGGTATTCGCAATATTACGCCCAAGATTAGCAAATGTATTTTGGTTTAAAGGTAATACAGCCTCATTATCTTTACCTTCCCCCATTAGTGACATTACTGGAGCAGTAATTACACCACCACTTGCAAACTTATATGTAGGAATATTAGGCATTCTAGCAATGGCACTGTTTACAAACCCTTGCATTGTTAATTTTTGTACATTACCACCACTAGCACTACTTGGCGCCCTTACTCCCAATGACTGTCCTAACAATGCTGCTGCTAATCTTGCAGCCGCTATCTTAGCAATGATATTTACTACTGTACTAAGAATTAATTTACCCATATTTTGGGTTAAATCTTTTACGCTTGTAATATCTGTTGCTAGATTTGAAAAGATAGAAGATAATCCACTAGCAAATGATTCAGCTGCTTCTGCTGTGGCAGCTGACATCGACATATTACCTTGTTCCCAAAGTTTATAGAATGTCTGTAGTTTGGCGGTATCGCCTTCCCAATCCCTATATTGTTTTGCATCTTTTGAACTTGTTAATTGTTGGAGTCTATTTGTATCATGTCGGCTAATTGCTAATTTAACAGCTTTATCATATGACTCACGTTCTGCCGTTTCACGTTCTGTTACTAAGGCTTTATATTTGGCTGTGTACCATTCCTCAACCTGTGCTTTAGCTTCCGCATCATCCTTTTGTTTTGCAACTGATTTTAGGCGTTCCTCTCGCTCTCTATCTAGTTCATTTTTAGATACAATAAACTGTTGTTCAGCTAAATCTTTATAGTTTCCTAAGATTTCTGCATTAGTTTTGGCTGTATCCAGCTTTAATTTATCCCGTTGCTCCTGTAGCTTTTTATTTACTTTATCTACTTCAACAGTTTTAAACTGATCTAATAGCTTTTCAGCATTTGAGGTATCAATTGTATCGCTGACATCTTTAATCTTCTTGATTGCTTCTGATTTTTTTCGTACATCCTCCTCAATCTTTTGAATTTCACTTTCATAAGATGTACCAATTTCTCCAGTGATACTTTGCTTTAATTCACCTTCTAAATTCTTTAAATCCTTTTTTGCATCATCAATTGATTTTTGACGGCGTAATATATCAGCCCCAGTAAGGCCACCTTCACCCTTCATGTCTTTATAAAGTAATTGTGCATTGGCTGCCTTTTGAGACCTAATATCTTCCGTTCCTTCTGAACGTGTTATCCATTTATCAACTAACCTAGCTGCAAGGCCTACATCTTGACTATTTCCAAGTTCGGCTAGTACATTTTTATAGTTATCTCGTTCATTTCCATACAACATTTCATATACTTGAAACGCTTGTTGCGTGTGAAGATCATATGGATCTGAATGATTGTCTTCAGCAAATTTAAATAATGCTTCTTTTCTATCTAACAACCATTGTTGAATGCCAAAAGCTCCACCATTTGGATTGACAGCCCTTGGATTTAAGTCCTTTGTATTTCCGCTGGATTCTTGCATGTTTCCACCGGTCATGCCAAATGCTATTCGTGGGTCAATACCTTGATTAATCATAAACCGAACTGTTTCAGCTGCACTTGATGTATCCTTATGTTCAGCTACAGATGTACTCCCTGCTGAATCACTAATAGCCCCTAAGGTTTGCATTTGTGCATTAATGCTTTCCATTAGCTTTGCTTGTTCCGCTTGAATTTCTCCCAATGCAGCATCTGCACTGGCTTTCTTTTGGGCCGCCACATGAGATTCATATTTTTTTCTTAATCGTTCAGGTACCTCTACATAACCAGCGCTCTTATTGGCATAAACAACTTTACCTTCTTTATTTTTAGCAAGATGATATTTCTTGCCCTTATCCATCAAAGTTACTTCATTAGCGTGTTGGAATTCCGCCTCTGCTTTATTAGCTTGCCCCATGGAATACAATGCAAAACCTACAGCAGCTGCTACCCCTATCCATCCACCAGCAAGTCCCCATACTGCTCGTGTTAATGTTGTAACTGCTCCCATAGCTTTTCCTGCTGCACCTACTGCTAGTGTTCCCGCTGTTGTTGCTCTTGCTCCCACTCCATGATAGCTTGCTGCTAATGCTACATTTTTTTCAATGTTTGCAGTCGCTGCTGCGGTCGCTGTTGCATTTGCTTCTACGGCTTTTGCACCTGCTACAGTTGCTGCTACACCTACTCGTCCTTGACTAGCTACTACAGCCATATCACTTTCTACTTTTCGTACGTTTGCTGCTACATGTAAATTTGCTGACTCTTGTGCTGCTGCACCTGTAGATAGAACAGATCTATTAACCGCAATTGTACTTTGTGCTGCTTCCGCTCTTACACTTTGAAAACCCATAGTCATGGCTGCACGAATCTGCTCTGCTGATTGTGTAGCCTTAATACTAATCTTGCTGAATTCTTTTGCTAAGAATGCACTTGTTTCTTCTGCGGATAATTTTTGCTGATTAGCTGTTTTTATAGCTTCTCTTCGCATTTGTGCATATACACGTTCATTATCTCTAAGTGCTTTATTGATCTGCGCTTCTTGCGCTCTTGTTAATTCAGCCGTATCTAACCCCATTGGGCCTTGCGAATTTTTCACAGTTGACACTACTGCATTAACTGCCGCCGCTGCTTTTTTAGCAATCTTAATACTTTCATACAGTGCTACAATCTGAATTAATGTTTTAGCCGTACTTGCAATTTCATTTTTATTTTTATTAATCCATACTGCTGATTCTTGCAAATACGGTAGCAGTTGTGGTAGTAACTCCATCACTAATGGTGTAATTGCTGCACCGCTCGCTAATTTAAGTTGCCCAAATTGCATTTCCATCTCTTTTAATTGTAAAGAGGCTTTATGCATTTCTTCTGGATTCAACCCAATCCCTTTAACTTTGCTAGCGATTGTTGCTGCTTCATTGTAATTCTGTAATACGGAAATCAAAGCAAGTCCACGGACACCAAGAGTGTTCATCACATACTCCTGACCATATCCCGCATCAGCCGCCGCCCTGTATCCTTTAGCTAACTCTGCCAATTGCTGATTCATTGGTAATATTTTGCCATTCGCATCCGTTAATGAAACACCAAATAATTCCAAAGTGTCTCGTGCTTTCTTTCCTTCTGCACTATTCCCGGATAAAGCTTTATCCAATCGCATAATTGTTTTAGCTGCTGTATCCGCATCAGAACCTGTAATCTTTAGAATTCGGTTCATTTCAGATGCTTCTTTAGTTGTGATCTGGTACCGTTTAGATAATTGATAAACTGCTTCACCAGCTTTCACAGAACCTTCAATCATGGATGTTAATCCAAATCCTCCGGCCATAATTCCCGCTATAGCTGTAAATTTACTAACTAAACTACCTACACGACCTGTTACGCTATCTACACTTGTAGAAAACTCATTAATTGGATTTACATTAAACGCTTTACCTACTTGCGCTTCTACCTTCTGTAGTTCTTGTTTAAACTGATTACTATCAGCACCTATCCTAACCTCTAAATCCGCTATGGTTGTTCCCATTATTCCACCTCCTTTCTTTATAAATTAAACGTCCGTAATAACTCCTCTTTTTCGCGTTCCTTATCTTTTGCCATATCTTGATGCAACGGATTAAAGATATCCTCTACTGTAATCTTGCTTTCTCTACCTAAGTTTGGAGCAAGCATCCAATATGTAAAATATGCTTGTTTGTAGTCCTCTTCTTTTTTACGGGCATAATGCCCATCAAGTAACAAGTAAAACTCTTTCATAGTTAGATTTTCAAGTGCATCAGGCAATAGATGTAATGGCCCATACGCTATTGGCTCTACAGTTCTAATCCATTCTTCAATGGAGGCTACTTCTTTTTCTGTTCCTCCACCTGTGCTTCCACTTCTTCTGGTAGCTTTGGGATAAAAAAACCAGTATTATATAATGCCATCATTAGGAACCCTGCCAACGTATCCAATGTGCCTTCACCTTCACAATATTTATCGATTAGATCATAGGCTTTATCTTCTGATAAACCACCAACTACCGCATATTGTAAGTTTGCCATAATGAAATCAATGCCTACTCGTTCCTGTGCATTGCCATCAAATCTTGTTATGATTGAAATCAAAGAACATCCTAATGTTCGTTCAATCTGGCGCATAATACCAAGTGTATACAATAATTCATATTTTTCCCCATTGATGGTCAATGTAGTCTGTTCTTTCATTTTTATCTCCTTATATAAATAGGGCGGGTTTTATCCCGCCCTTTGTATTACAAAATTATGCTGTTACAGTTACTGTGATAGGAATTGTCTTTGCTGCAAATTTTGCTTCAAGTACATGGTTACCTACTGTCATATTTTTAAGGTATTCCTTTTTCAAAGTTAATGTACCTTCTGCAAATTCGTAGTCCTTTCCGAATACTAATACAGTACCAGTGTCATCGGTTACAGTGCGAATTGTAATGTCTGTAGGTGTTACTGCTACAGTTTTATCTGCTGCAGCTGCTTTAGAGAATGCTGCTGTAGGAGATGTAATTTTAACTTCACCAATCGCAATCAAATCGCTAATTGCGCCATACCCTGTCAAGGATACCTTTAATGTTTGAATTGCATCAGAAGAGTTGTTATCTTCAAAAGATGTTACATTCGCCCATCCTTGTTTGTAAGAACCATCTGGATATTCTACACGAACATACACAGCCTTACCTTCACGGAAGGAATAGCGCAAGATATCCACTGCATTATCATTTAACACATATAGACCATCATATTCGATGCTCCAAGATTTCATACCAGGGATGCCTTTTTTCCAACCACCACTAGATTTATCAGAACCATCCAAGGAGTCTGCCTGTTCTTTAAGTGGTGAGTTCTTTTGACCACCAACCAATAACCATGTTAATGGTGTTTGTTTAGATGCAATATACAATAACGTATCTTTACCAGCTACCGCCTTTGTATCACTAGGTGCTACTGGTAGTGCTGTAATTTGCTCTTGTGTTAATGCCATATTAATTACCTCCTAATCAATTTCTTCAATTGTGTACTCAATCATCATGATTCCATGATAAGCACTAGTCTTATCTTCGTATCGTTCCCCTATTGCTTGATATAAAGATATATGAGCATCCCCAACCTGTTTAAACCCTTCAAGTGGTAATTGGTAATGTCTAACTAATGTAGCTACATCATTCAGAATTTCATTAACCTCTTTCTTACCAGGTTGATTACTCCATATATCTATTTGCTGACTAATTCTATGTACCGTATGTGTTTTATTATCCTCTACAGGTACACCATGAAACTCACCCAGCCAAATATACGGCATTTCTTCATCCCCTGCAGGGATACGATCATATACAGGAGCCGTCTGTCCTTCTGACAGCAATTTATAAAATGCTTTTTGTACAGCATTAAATGGAATAGTTTTTATCTTCATTTCTTTATTGCCACCTTAATTGCACCTTCAATCGTTGGACGAACCTTATCCATAGCCGGTTTCATAAATGGCTTTGCAGATATTGCAGGAATTGTAGCATTAGTCATAAACCAGCCGGCTGCTCCTGGGGCCAATGCTTTTTTCTTTTTGGGCATTACTACATGCCCCTTTGTGCCAAATTCAATTAAATGTGCTACCGGTGAATTTGTGAATACCCGTCCATAGATACCTTGACTATGTGTTTTAATTTCTTCCCTTATTGTCCCTTTAAATTTACCAGTTCTATAAGGTGCCAATTGAATTGCTACAGTTAATACTTCATGCGTTTTATTCCTTGTTACTTCTTTAATTCGTTCTTGTGTTTCAGAATTATAATTATGAATATCTCGCATGGCTTTATAAGTAGCATTAGATATATCAGCTTTTACAAATGCCATAATTACCTACCGTTTCTTGATTGCCTGACATGTCAATATATAAGAATCCGTATTATACTCTATGTCTAATATTTCATAATTTGTATTACGGTACCTAATAATACAATCAGTATCAATTGCTTTTAACGGTCGTATCTGTATACCTTGTGTAATTGCTGTAGTAGGACCTTTCCCACTATCACCATCCCAAAATCTTGGTTTTAAAATGGCGGCCCATACCGTGGCAATTCTACGTGGTTTTTCTTTTTTATAACCACCTTGTCCATCCGGCTCTATGGTCTGCCGTAATATTTCAATACGGTTCTTCATAGATCCAATCCGTAACATGATTATTTACCTTTTCCGGACTTGGAACCTTTATCCCCATCTTCGTCTGGTGGGTTTTCATCACCATTATTATCCTCATTTGGTGGATTTGGATTTACTTCTGGTGGATTTTCTTCACCACCAGTTTTAGCATTCGGTGGAGTAATTTTCACATCATCAATAACTTCAACTAGACCTGTTTCTACATATGGTTGCGCTTTTTCATTTTCTACTTCTACTACGTCATCAATTTGAAGCCATTGGCTATCAATGATTGTTGGATGTAATACTCTTACTTTCATTTGTTACCCCTCTTTCTTATGTTCAATCTGCAGTAATAATGAAGTAATAGTAAACGGTAGTTCACCACCACCGCCTACTACATTTCGGTTATCATACCAATGCCCACATAACATCTTAACGACTAAAAGCATTTGACTATTATGTTCATCAAATGCTTTCCCTGTGCCGTTCTCTATATATGTTTTTGCTGCTTCAATATAATTTTCAATTACTGTATTTTCATCATTACTGTCTACCCGTAAATATTCTTTTACATCATCCAGTAACTTTTGCATAATAATTACCTTATGCCAATTTCAATTGACCAAATACAGCTGCTTCATTATCTACAATTTTTGTATCAAAACGAAGTGTACCACGGATATTGTAACCATCTGTTACAAACGCATTGCCACCAATATTTGTACCTAACAAAGTAATCGCTTCACGGTCAAACAATGTAATTGCTTCTGTTAAATCCCCAATAATTACCGGTGCATTTTTGCCGCTACCGCTAGTATCTGTAGGTAATACCTTATTACTTACCACTTTAACCACTTTACCACTTAACATCTTTTCAGTTGGATTTAATGGGTTCGGTTGCAATAAATAATGACCTTGTGTATCTTTCAATTTATCAAGGTAATTATACCCATCTTGATTAGTTAAAAGGATAGAAGTCAATGCAATTGCTGGATCTAAGTCAACATTTAAAATGTCTTTTAATCCATCAATACCTGTAATTGGTTTTTTCGTAAGCGTATTAATTAATTTAGCGATTTCTGTATTACGTGTAATCGTATCCTTTTTAGCCAACCAACGATACAAATAATTCAATAAGTTTTGGTCTGTATCTGCTAATAGTTCACTAGAAATTGGCAAAATACCTGCATATTTTTGAACTTTGTATTCAACGCGATTGAATTCTGGAGTTTCCAAATTTGCAATGTTTGCTAGTTCAGCTACATTTGGGAATGCTGTCATGGTGGAAAGCTTTTCATAAGTTCGCTCACCACTCATAGTGGCAACCTTTTCAATTCGTACTAATTCATCCAATGGATTTAATGTTCGTTTCAATTCATTAATTTCCGTTTGTACATCTTTAGGAACAATAAACCCACCATCTTTACCGGTTCCTTCATTCAATGTGCTAGCACGCACCAATACTTCATTTTCTTCTTTAGACAATTGATTGCCACGCAAAGCACGAGCCATGATTTGATTTACATCAATATCATTATCATGATTTTGATGTTGACGTGCTTCTGGTGGTACAGTATCTACACTGTTTTCACCCAATGTAATTTCTACTTGTAATTCACGTTTTAAGCGGCGCAATTCTTCTGTTGCTTGCTCCGCATCATCCAGTTTACCTTCATTCATTAGTCCACGGATTTCTTCCTTTTTTGCTGCCATCTTTTGGCGTAATTCACGTTCTTTTTCGTTCATGGTTTATCCCTCCAATAATTCTAATTCAATTGCTAATTTACGTTTTCGAACTTCATCTAGTTCATTTTGTTGAGTCCTTTTGAACTCTTCCAAATCACGTTTTGCCGTATCTGCTTCTGTATCTGGATATGCCGGTGTCGTAACAATCGAAACATCCCATAAGCGTTTGATCGCCGTAATTGTTCGAATGTATACCTTATCATCTTCATCCCATATCCATTCAGAACCACTTGGAGCCAATGAAAATGCAAATGAGCATTGTCCTACAACACCCGCATCAAGATTTGTAATTAAATCTTTTGCATATGTTGTTTCCGTTGGTGTTAATCTAAAATACAAACCAGTGTCATCAACTTTAAGCTCCAATGACCCCGCCCCTGATGGCACAGTATTACGTGCCAATGGATAACTTTCATCATGGTTATACAAAGCAACAACATTATTCATGTCTGTATTATCCAAACAGTTTTTAGATAACATTTCCACAAAGCCACCCATATTTTCTGACCGGGTTCCAAACTTCAATGCATAACCTTCGATATATGGTAACTCACCGTTATCATTCTCCACCTTCCGGATTTCTATCTTGGTCTGAAGTGTTCTCCGTTCCTTGTCCATTCCCCTCACCTCCTTTCACTGTTAAGTCTTCACCAACTTTAATTTTTGCCAGTTGTAATTTCTCCAAATTATCGGTAGTCGTATAATTTAGAGATATAAAATGCTTATCACCCATGCCATCATTCATAGGCTTTTGCTCTTCCATGGCTCTCACTTCATTTAGTGTGTATACCCCAGTCTGAATCATCTTTGTGTAGTATTCAGCCCTAGACTTACTATCTCCTCGAAGTTCCGCATCAGCATTAAACTTTACATAATATTGTTGCCGTTCTATTTTGGTAAATAGTTTGTAGTTTAGTTCTTGTTCCCATTGCATAAAAATAGGAAGCAGTGTTGACTTGATATATTCAAGCCCCATTGCTTCCGCATTTGCATAGGTTGCTCTATCTAGTTGTGCTAATTTATGAGGCGGCACCCGATACACTTTAGCCACCTCATTAATCCCAAATTTTTGCGTCTCAATAAATTGTGCTTGATCAAGCTGCATACCTATGGTCTGAAATTTTAAGCCCATATCCAATACAACTGTTTTACCAGCATTATCTGGACTTGCATACCGGCTTGCAAAATCTTTTCTCAACTTATCCTTTGCTTCTTGATTGATTTTTGAATCTGTCTGCAATACACCGGACACTAGTGTTCCATTCTTATAGAAATTGCTGATAAATTCTTTCGTTGAATTCTGCCCTCGTAATTCATCAACCAATGTTCTCCATGGTGCTTTGCCTACAATGCCATCTCTAGCCATTGTTTTAAAATGCAGTACATCAGATGGTTGTAATGTAATTGTTTCACCTTGTAATGTTTGTGTTTGATATGTTAATCGCCCAGTTTTTACATCCAAATATGGAACAGTAGATGATGGTTCTAATGGCCATATTGCTTTGGGAAATCCATCATTTCCCCAGTCAATAAATGCAAAGGCATTTCCATACAATCCCACATGCATTTGTAATGTTTGTTTCAATGTAAATGCACTCATTAAATGGTTAGGCCTTGTATATAACAATTCTGCTACAGGATGCTTCATCCCTTTTGTTCTATCTCCATCTCCATAATATGTATGGATTGGGAGTTTTGCTAAATCATCTGCCAAGATGCTGACACAGGCAAATACATTTGAGTTTTTTATAACATCACTTACCCGCATAAATTTATTTGTTGATGTTCCTAAGAAATCTATAATTGAATCCGCATCAACATGATTAGGTTGCATGTAGCCATCCCTTTTTTCAATGAACTTTCTTAGTATCAATTGTTATGTCTCCTTTCCTATTCTCCATAGGGTCTATCCCTCGTTCCTTTTCTTTCAACATGGTATGCCGTTCCAATGATATATCCAAGTACACAGGCGGCCAACGCAACACTATATATGCCTACTATCGTATGGATCATAAATCCTCCGATGCAAAAAAAGATGGCCCCTATTGTAAATAGCAGGTCATCAATTATACTTCCTATTATTCTTATGTATTTCATTACGACTCCTATAGACTAAACTCATCACTCATTATGTACATACTTAAATCATCATCAGCCGCTACTTTTGCCCTTGTATAAGCATTTATTACGGCTGCTATTGGGTCAATTCGTTCAGTACTTTTGGCTTTATCTAACATAATATTTTCTTGAGCATCAACTTTAGTTACAGCATTACTAATTGCCCAATCTAATAACTCATTAGTTGGGTGCAATATATTGCCTTGATATGTTTCTGCTCTGAATGACTTTGTAGGTTCAGACAATGTAATAATACCTTGTCTGATTTCTACAATTCCCCATCCCTTATTTGATTCTAATTCTTGGGTATAGTGAGTAGCATTATATGGATCATAACAAACATCTTTAATATTTAATCCATATTTATTTAATGTTTCTTCAATCCACTTAGTCATAAATCGATAATCAACAATTTCACCTGGAGTAATTGTTAGCCATCCTCTTTCACTCCAAAGTCTATATGGGATTTTATCTGTTCGTTCTTTTGTTTGTACTGTTTCTTCTGGTATAAAACCATGTGCTAAAGTAATAAATTTCTTACTGTTATTAATATCTACGGGGATTACTATCCCAGCAGCTGTAAGGTCAATTGTTTTTGATACGTCAATACCTACATATGCATCATATCCATATAGTGATATTCCTAAATCGTTTTCAAAATCCTCATTTAATCTTCCTCGTGCCTTCCATTTTGCCATATCAATATATGACTGCGCTGATTGTTTAACCCATATATTCATATTCTTAGTCATAAATGACACCATCTTTTCTGGGCTTTCTATCGCTGACATATAATTACTTCTGATATTCTTTAATCCTACTTCATATGTAGCTGCAATTGGATTGGCTTTTATCCAACACTCTTCATCGTTTATGTCATCAATCAGATTCCCTTCTTCATCTCGATCTAATTCATTAACCATACAAAAATAATCCGGTATATCAAACTCGATATCCGGATTTAGGATTTTACTTACTAATGGATATTCAATTCTATAGCAAGGCCCCCCTAAATTATTACCTGCTGTTGTAATAATAAATAATAAAGGTTGTCGCCGTGCAATCATACCTGTCTTAATGACTTCTAATATTTCATCTGTTGGATGCGCATGATATTCATCAATCAGTCCACATTGTGGATTTAAACCATCACCAGTTTTCCCATCATCCTTAGATAAAGCACGCATTATTGAATTACTTTTAATATGTACAATCGTACTATATGCTTCTTTCCATTTGCCTTTAAATAAAGCACTTGATTTTTTAAGCATTGCTATTACTTCATTGTAAATAATTTTCGCCTGGAGTGTTTTAGTCGCACCAATATAAACTTCCGAATTATCTTCACCAAGTGCCATTAATTCATAATCACCAACTAGACCTAATGATTGAGATTTTGCATTTTTTCTTCCTACTTGCCAATATGCTTTTGTAAATCTTCTGTACCCAGTATCTTTATGAACCCATCCATAAATGTTACCAAATATAAAGCGCTGTATTGGCGTAAAAATAATGGGCATATTTACTAGCACTCCTTTAGTATGCTTATGTAAACTTGCCCATTTATAAAATCTCTCTGCTTTTGCATCATCAAAGATATAAGGGAATTCATCCGTTCCTTCACGGCTTATATCTCTCAGAAATCTTTCACATGCCCATCTATGTTTCTGGCAACAATGCTTGGTGTCATTAATACAGTCTTTAGCATATTGTATTAACTCTTCCTTTATTGTCATATATCACCAAATCCATTCTGATCTAATTCTGTTTTTTCTTCCTCTGGTGGTTTCTTAGGTACATTTTTAATTTTAGCCAATGGATTCAAGAATAATCTATCTTCCATTTTAACCAATGCATCCATCTTCGCATTAATGGCCTTATCTAATGAAATTATTCCACCAAATGATAATATATATTCATATTTCTCTATCATCTTCTGAATACGTTTTGGATGTACATTCCCAGCGTCTAATTGATCTTTAATTATTTCATTCTCATCATCGTCAACTTTAGGCATCAACTGACATACCGTTGTCCTACGTTCTAGTAAATCCATATACTCACTATAGGCCATACAGTAGCGGCCGAGCATTCCAACATCTCCAGATGCTACAAAATCAAAATCTTTATATAGCCTTATTAATTCTTTCCATTTTGCATATGCAATTTTGTCATTTTTTATATGTTTTGGACATACTAATTTATCATTTCCAAAACGTATTTCTGTATTTTTTCTATGTTCAATTTCGGCTTTTGTTAAATGTCGTTTGTTCCCATCAGCCATGATTAAATCTATAGGTTTTGCATTTCGGCCCACTACTTTTTCACCTCTTTTCATTGCCTATAAAATTTTCGTTTCTCAGAAATAGTTTATTTCACGAACTTTTTACGAAGAAAGGAGCCACACGGTCTGGGTTTTCAATGCCCAAACATTTTTAAATAGGGGGGTATTCTCACTATTTATCATTATCGTTTAGCCATATTACCAAAGCCGCCATTCTCTCTTGCTGTTTTCTTATCATGACAGCGTTTATTCATAGCTTGCCAATTGTTTCTATCCCAAAACAATCTCATATCTCCTCTATGAGGAATGATATGATCCACTACATTCGCTGCCAATGGATTGCCTGATGCCTTGCATTCAGCACATTCACATGTTGGATGTTCCGCAAGAAATACTTTCCTAGCTTTATCCCATTTAGAGGTATATCCTCTAGCATGTGCAGATAGTCTTGTATTATCTTGCTTAACTTTATGCTTTTCACAATATCTATCTGTTGTTAATTCATGACATCCAGGATACCTGCATTCATGCCTTGCTCTTTTCATTTGCATCTCCACATAAAAAGCACCCACTAATTATTGTGGGTGCCTTTATTTCTTCATTCCATATTTACTTACACTATCATTATATCTTTATCATTACGACACGTCCACGACACTTTTACGACAATTTACTTTTAATCCCGGTTAATCCCCACAGAAGAATGGACATCTCTTCCAATCCTCTTTTGATATAGCGTTGTACTGTTCGTTCATCTACATTAGGATCTAATGAACTGCCAATGTCTTTCAATTGTTCGCCGTTAATATAATATCGTCTAACGCAATCACAATAATTCACTCTACGACATTTACAACGCTCATCATAGATATCAATCATATTATCTATATGCCGCATCATGAGTTCTGTTTGTTCCTTACTTCTTATGATTGACTTAACCATCACTTTACTGTCATCATCAAACATCTCCCCTAATAGCTTGTCTAGCCATAAGTCTTTGGCTTGTGATGAGTCAGATATACTATTCTCTACATAAGTCTTTAACTTATTGTAGTGTTTGAATAGCTTCATTGTGTTATGTCTAAGAGTATCTATCGTTTCTTTTTCATTCCTACTTATTTCCTTTCTATATTCTTCTATTGCTGTTTTAGCTGCAATAGTCGTTATTTGTCTTATTAATTCCTGTTCAGTCAATGGCTACCTCCCGCATCAAGCACTTTGTACTATTTCCCTTGTACGATTTTCAACGCTGATTCTGTCCAATCATATATATGTTCATCTGCATATATAAAGTATTCATCCCCACCATCAATCTTTTTGTTTTTTCCTTCTACATATGTAAAGATGCTTGGTGTCCCCCATGTACTAGTTACATAGGCATCATCATGGATTACTTCCCCATGATCATATATGGCCACACATGTATTATCCCAATCTTCATTAATACCAGCATATACCATTATATTAGGTCCATATTCTACAATATGTTTTGCCACTTTATCCCAGTTAAGATTTCTTATCTTTTTCCCTCTTAATTGGGCTGCTATATTGTTATTAATGCATTTCATTGTATCCATTAATCATTCTTCCAATCTACATGTAACCATTTAGCAATATATATTTTACTTGGCCAGAATAATACTCCTGCAGTTGCACCTCCAACTATTAACCAATCATTATCTGTAAATGTATAAAATATACCTTTTATTACCACGCTAATTAATACGATAGAAAACATAATGTCAATATAATTACAAACATCTACAATATACTTTTTGAATTCATTATTTAGTTTCATCGATTCACCCACTTCATACAACCAATCCTTAAATAGTTAATAACTTCACTTTCATTTAATGCCTTTACATCTTTGCGCTTCTTTGCCCTTTTAATATATCTAGCATCTTCTCTTTTATTATTAGATATATTGACCACTATTAATCCCGCATCACCTAATAAGCTTTCTATTTCATCCTTATGGTCTTCATACAAGTCTTGTGGTACTGCATAATACAAATAGCCTACATGTAAATGATCATGGTATCTTTTCTTCTTAAAATCTGCTCTAAAATCTTGAATGCTTACCTTTATTTCTATTTCAGTAACAACTCTTACTTTAAGATTGAAGTAGATTAAATCTGCTTCATATTCCCCTTTCCCATCTCCATGCATTGTTATATTAGGAATAGTTATATTCTTTAAGAATAAATGTCTCCCTAACTTCTTTTGCATTTCCTCTTCCGTCATATCTTAATTTCCTTTTGATTATTTTAGTCGCTCTAGTTTCACTCTATGAAATTTTTCTATTCCCGCTGCAGCATAAGTAGTTAAATTATACCCATGTCGCCGCTCCCATTTTTGTATCACTGCATTTAATTTAATTTCTAATTCTTTCTTATGTTCATCTTTTACATTACTTAAATAATCATCCGCGAGTTCACCAATACCATAAAACTCATCTGTAGCATCGTACTGTAGTTGTTCAATGATATTTTCAACATCAATTTCTGGTACAAAATATTCTGGATGCCCTATATGAACTTCTGTTACTTCTGCATTTCTATCATCACTATAAAAATCTTCAATTGCTTCTACCCGTGTATCATATGGATATCCAGCTCTATCATCGTCTACCCAACACCATTTGCTTTTATCTTTCTTTAGCATGGATTATTTTCCCTTCTTCTGTTTTGCATTAGTTCTGTATTTTGCTCTATTAGTTTGCAACCGTTCTATACGCATCTTCTCTTCACATTCATAATCACTGCATATTACCCGGTTTGTTTTATTTGTATAGAATTTCTTACCACAACATATACAATAGCGTTCGTACTTATATTTCTTTGCTTCTTCCGCATCACGCTTCGCTTTTATTTCTGCCCTTACCTCTGCTGCTGTTCTCTTCTTTGGTATTGGCTTTCCTGCTATACAATCAGGACAATGCTTTTCTGACCCTACTGGTGTGAATAATCTATCACACCTATGACATTTCATTTGCATCTCTTTCCGTCTCCTGCTATTCACAATATTCTAATAAGCTTGTTTGTGTTTTTACATCGCTTAACATTTCTGATTTCGCCTTACTATAGAAATCTTTTGATATTTCAAATCCATATGCACTACGTCCTAACTCCATAGCTGCTCTTAATGTTGCGCCACTACCTGCCACAGGATCTATTACTACATCACCTTCATCAGTAAAAATTTCTATCAATCTCTTTAATACTGATACAGGCTTTTGTGTTGGATGGATTTTAGGAATGATATTTTTGTTATCCCTACGCCATTCAAACCAGTTAAATATCATCTTGTGATTATTATTAAATTTCGGTAATTTTCCCCTATATAAAATCAATGCATATTCTGTAGCACCAACGACACGCATATTAGCTTTTAATGCCTGTGCTGAATAATTCTTGATGAAAGAGATTGGTATATAATTCTTGAACCCATGTTTCTTGGCATATTCAATTACCATCGCTTGCTGTTCATAGCTACAGAACACAATCATACATGGAGCCTTGCCCCTCTCTTTTGGCTCTTTCTTTAATAGGCGATTACAGAAATGAAAGTATTCTGCAATATTGAAATTATGATCTGTATTAAAGAATGCCTTTCCTGCTTTCTTACTTTCGCCGTTTTTATTATCGCCACCTATATACCA